ATTTAGGTCATAACCTATACCATTTAGATAAACCATAATGGGGACATAAGGCGCTTCGGCAATGCCTCCATCACCACCTCCACCACCACCTGTAGTGGTTTCTGACGGTATCATTCCTGCCGCTTCATATTCCGATTTTGGCGTCATCCCTCCAACCCATTCTGGGTGAGCTACATAAGGTTTGGGTCCATAGGTTGTACCGGGAATATCATAACCTGCTTTTTCGTAGGTATATGGTGTTGCGCCGCCTGCCAACGCTTCTGAAATACCAAATTCAGGCATCTTTAGTTTTCTACCCCAATATTCTACCCCTCTTCCTGTTGCTCCTCTAAGTTTGCTCCAGAATCCCATTTTAATCTCCTTTCTTAATTATCTTTTTCTTTTTTGTGTTTTCTTAATTATTTTACTTCCGTATTTAGCGGCCCACTTTTTGGCTAAACGAGGAAGTTTTGCGAACATATATTTTCTTTGCTTAATTGAACGGAAAGGCATCATTTCCTCAACTTTCTCAAGGTTTTAGCCAAATTTGCCTGTCTTTTTGTCCTTGTTGATACTTTACTCTTTTTGCCAAGAACTTTTGAAGCATATTTTACCACGCTCATACCTGCCTTCTTGGCTTTTTTAGTGAAAGCGCCGGGTCGTTTAATCGCCTTAGAAATCCATTTCATATCTATACCTCTTTTATCAAAGTTACTGTCATAAATGTTTTTTCCGCACCACCTGCGATATCTGTTGTTGTTGCCCCAGTATGATAGTAAAAAAGTTCAAGATAATCATCTTTATCAAGATATTCATCTTTATTGCAACTAACACTTATTGAACTTCCCTCTACAGCGTTAGGTAAAGTAGCACGAACACGTATAGCATTATTTTTATAAATATTACATCTGTAAAGTTTATTGACTTCTATGGCGTTATAACCTACTTGTGCGTTAATAGAATAATATCCACTTACTGGTGCAACGAATTTATTTGAAGCGAAATTTGCCCCAACATCGTAAGTTTCAGCATTTAATGCTACTTTTGTATATGCTCCTGATACTGTCGTTTCCAAAGTTGATGATAAATATGCACTCGCACCAACAAAAGCCGTTAAGGCGGAATAGTGTTCATCCACAAAGTTCATTGTAACTGGTGCGGCGGCGGCGTGAACGACATTCACTCCATTTAATAATGTCATTGAAGTTATGGCAGTTCCTGTAATAGTACATTTAAAATCTGCTGCTTTAAGAATATCACCACCATCAATGGTGATAATTTGTTGACCTGTGGGCGAACCGAAAGTAGCAGCCGCCAAAGTGCAGGAAGTCGCACTTGCCGCCATCTCACTTGCTAAAGCTCCTGTCTTTCTGGTTTGTAAAGTGTACATATTTGTCCTTTCTATTCTTGCTCATTAAACTTCCATAATATTTCCCGGCAAGAAATATGGTATTAAACTATTTATTCTAAATTGTTGTCCTGAATTATTGTTTGTAAATCTAACTGAAACTTTTTTACCTGCTTCATAGTTACAATCAATTCTGAAACAATTATTTTGCATTAAAGAAGCAAATGTCTGTTCGGGTGTAGATTCATTTCCTATCACAAATGAACCGATAGGAAGCGCACCTATACCCGAAGTTTTACTTGATGATGAACCAAGTTGTACTGAACCGGTAACCGATAATACCTCATCAACAAATACTTCATAAGTTAATGTTCCATAAAGTAATGCATAAAACACATCAATAAAAGCATATCTTTTAATAAGTCCGGGCATTCCGCAGTCAAATGATTTTGTTTCAAACTCTGCCGATATTGGTGTATCGTCATCGTCTGTTCCTGTATTTAATTCATAGACATAAGAAGCGCCGGAATTACTTGAACCGCCAAGCCATCTATGAGTCCCGTCTGTTTCTACGAAATCCAAGAACCAACCAATGTTTAATCCTTCAAATGGTGGACTCCAAGCATTTAGTCGTGAATCCCAAACATTTATCCTGTCGTTATAAGTTCCTGTTCTATAAGAAAACCAAAGTCGGTCTTTGAAGAATCCCATCGCTACCTTAGATTTACCTGCCGTAGCCACACCGTCTATTTCGGATTTAATTCTGCCTGATAAAGTTGATAAGCGAATATTCTGGTATTGTGCTTGCTCGCCCAAAGAATAAATATTGTCATAGTCGTAGAATTTAACATCATTGCCCACTTGAATTACCGACTTTGGCGCAGGACTTCCCTTACTATCAACAATCACTTGCACGGTGTGGGGTAATACCCCAGTATCAAGAATTGCGCTTGGTACTATTTTCCAAATATTCTTATCAGTCCAAACATATAAACTTTCTGCCCCCGCGGTTGATGAGTAAACTTTTAATTTTTTAATTACTGTTCCTGCTCCCGGGTCAAGCACAAGATACCCGGCATTCTTTTTGGGAGTTGAGGTTAAGTCGGTGTTAAAAGTCCCGAAGTTAGATATGCTAAAAGTTGCTGTCGTTGCATCATAGTTCCACGGATTAGAAAAATAAACTCTGTCTTTGTATGTGGAATTAGTCATATACAACCGTCCGTTAAAGGCCACTACTTGATTGCCCACATTACCATTTGAGGTTTGCTCGGTTATTACTGAACCATCATAGTATGCTAATTTATTGGTCCCATTACAGCCATATAAACGACTTCCATCATTCACGGCTGGGTCTCCTGCTGTCTGGCAGAAATCCCAATCTAAATCACTGGTAAAAGTTAATCCTGAAAGCGTATTCCAATCATCGCCATTCTTTTTTTTCCACAAAGTCCCGCAAGCCACTATAAGTTCATTAACAGTGGAAGTTCTAAACTGTACGCCAAACTTGGGCGCTTTGCCAGCGACTATCTCTCCACCAAACTTTACTGAACCCGGTCTTTTTGTAAAAGAACCATTATCATCTAACCAAACATTCTTTCCATAAGGTATTTCTCGGTCTTTAATTAATGTTTTTGAAGCCGGATATGAATTATAACCAAGAGAAAAATCTTGAATAGGATAAGGTTTTAATTCGGAACTTTTCTCATAAATTTTCATAAAGTGTTAAATCCTTGATCTGCGTTAGAAATTCTTGTTAATCGTTGTGGATTGGCTTTTTTATCTTTGTTAATGAGCATTTGAAGTCGTTGATTGCCTAAATCGTTAAACCTATCGTGATTGCCGTAGTTTCTTTCAGTAAGCCAAAATCTTGCGGCAGTTAAGTATTTGATTACGATTAGATCAGGAATAGGGTCAACTTGGTTATCAGTGGTTAGTGTAGCCGGAATAGCATAATAAATTATTGTTAGTGCGGTGGAATTGGCATTTGTGTTTATCTGCCACAAATCAGTTGAAGTATTATAGTCAATATAATAAACATATTTACCACCGGAGTAGGTATTAAATAGTTCTTTATTTATCGGAACGAATATGTTGTCGTCAGCGTCTCTAATATCTCTTGGCTTATGGGTAACATTAAAATCATCATTCAAATCAACTGAACCGGTAGCTGAAGTAGTGGGAGTATCAATTCTTTCTAACCACGAAAAGGGATAAGCATTTGCAATATCAAATTGTCTAACTTCGTTTATCGCATTATCACGAACCGTATTGGCAGTAGCACCATCAGTTTTTCCAAGTACATTTGCGACAGCATTCTTTTCTTGTAAATAACTAAGCATTATCGTCCTCCACCTATAAAAGACGATATTTAGCTATTAGGATTTTTGCGATAAGTTTTGATTATATTCCCCTTTGATAAAGTATCCCCGAAAGAACTACCTTTACCCCATCTTTTTTCAAACACCTTTTTTCGTTGTTTCATATTGTCATCTTTGTTAATTTTACCTAATTCTCTCCATCCACCGTGAGCAAAATGATAATATATCGGAAGTGTACACGCTAACGAAACATACCCTAATTTAGTCATTTGGTGATGTAAATCATCGTCATCAAATCCATAACCCTCCTTTCCAAATACGCCTTCGTCGTAAAATCTAATCTTCCTTAATAATTCACCTCTAAATAATCCGTATTGCGTCCACGCTTGAGGAAACCAATCACTTATCTGATACTCAGTTCCCATAGACAAATCGGCTTCCATAATATCAAACTCTCCATTGTGTCCTAATTTATCTAAGAGTTCCATACTATTTTGCCCGACACAATAAGCGTCTGGGTATATATCTAATATCTTTTGGTATTCTTTTATAGTCCCTTTGACATACAAAATATCCGAGTCCAACAAAAAGATATAATCGGCATCTATTTTATCTATTCCTACATTTCTTCCAACCGATGAACCCATATTTTTAGGTAAACTAATAAAGTGAAACTTTAGATCTTTAATGTTTCCGAAGTATTCTTTTGACCCATCAGTGCTTCCATTATCTACAAGCCAAACTTCATCTATTGGTTCTTTTAATAACCTTCTAATAGAATCTTTAGCAACATCTAATTCGTTCCAATTAATTGACAAACTCACAATTTTCATAACAACCCATTCTTTCTTAAATCCTTAATTATCTTTTTAGTCGCACCTCTTTTATATAATTCTCCTTTACCGCGTTCGCTTTTTTCTCTTAAGGTAATAAAATCTTTACCAAGCGCGATACATTCTTCCTGTAATCCGCCAGAATCAGATATACAACCCTTTGCACGGCTCAATAGACCGACAAAATCTCTATAAAGCATCGGTTTGTGTGTTTTAAAGTGTTTTTTTAGTTCTTGGCCGATCTTGTTAGGATGCGCGAATATAAATAGCTTGTCTTGGTCCATCTTTTTAATTGTTTTAATAATCTCCGGCATTCTTTCAAAGCTCTCGTTTCTATGAACCGTTACGATGTAAAAGTCTTCTTCGGTGCAGTTTGGTATAAATTCAAATAAAGTATCAATAGATGTTTGTCCGACATACTTTCCGCCACAATTTAATACCGCTTCCGGCGTTGAACAATATTTATAACTCGCTACTATATCAATCGCTTGACGATAAAACTCTTCTGGGAAAGGTTGAGTTAAATCAAATGTTCTAAGTCCGGCTTCTATATGTATGATGGGTATATTTGCTTCAAAACCATACACAGAAGCTCTGAAAGCTGTCCGGGTGTCTCCTTGTACTATAATAGCCAGCCATTCATCTTTGGTTGATTTGATAAAGCGTTCTAATTCATTTTCCTCAACAAGATCGTCCCACTTAATAAGTCTTTGGTGTAAATCCCGCGATTGATTAACTTGTAGAAATTCAAACCCTTCATACTTAGTAAAAGGATATAGTTTAATCTCATCTGGTCGGGTTGCAAAGACGACTAAGATTTTAGATTGAATTTTAGACCGCATTTTCGGCATAAATGTAACTCCCTATGATTACCCTTCGCTTCATAATGCAAGTGCCACGCTTTTCTAATAAACTTTCCACAACCAAAACAAGTGAAGGCACGATACTCTGTCTTTATAAGTTCAATTGGTGTGTATTCTACTGGAAATTTATCTAATTCGCGTACTATTTCTTGGTTATTCATTAATATTCCTCACATTCAGATATTTTTTCCAAGGTTGACCTTTATCTATTCGTCTTAGTGTTCTATAACCTCTTTTACGAATAATAATGTTGTCGCCTGACTGATATTTACCATTAAGAATTTCTTTTACAACTTTCGCAACTTGTTTAGTTGTTAAACGAGTTTTTATATCCTCATTAGGAAAATCTTTCTCACGCATTTTGGTATTAACTCTTCCCGGACTGATACAATAAGCATTATATCCTTCCATCGCCAAACTTTGGACCAAACTAATAACTCCCGCTTTTGATGCGCAATAACCCGAATGATTGGCTTTACCAAACTTACCAGCCACCGACCCAATAAATATTATTGTTTTTATATTAAATTCGGTGGCTATTTTAGCAATATTATAACTACCTATTAAATTGGTCTCTATTTCATCAATCCATCTATTTGCGTCTGAATCTTTTATCATTTGGAGGTTGGATACACCAGCACAATTTATGACTACTTTTGGTTGATATTTTTGCACAGTTTCAATAACATTAATTAAGTTTCTAACATCGCACTCTTCTTTATCTATTAAATGGCAGGGTAAAAATTTGTTAATTCCTGTTGCTATATCACCACCACCAAATATAATCATTGGTTTATCTCTCCTTTGCTAACTTTATCTTGAAATTCTTTTAACTCATCCGGTGTACCCAGTATTTGCTGTTTTTTTACATCAACCTCATAAGTATTTACTTTTAGCCCAGATGCTATAATCTCGTTAAAAACAGGAGTATTATAGAATTCACCGCTCACCCTAATATTTTTATCAATCATCTTATGAGCATTATCAAAATAGTATTTGGCTTGACGATAGAAATAAACTCCGCTAACTGCTAAATCAGAGATTACTTTTTTCTCGGCTACTTCGGTTACTAAACCATCTTTTAACTTAACGTAACTGTGATGAGGATTATTAGAATTAAAAACAGTTACAGAACAATCCTTTGACTTATTCATAAAATCATCTATATCAAAATTCAATATAAGTTGATCGCAATTGACTATTAAAAGTGGATCTTCTCTGCCAATTAAATGTTCTACTTCTAACATTGTTGAAACCGCTCCTTGTGTTTCGTGATCAAGCGGGACTATTTTAGCATTGACATTTAAATTGATATTATTACGAGAAATTAAAATCGTGTGATGATCAGCACTTGGAGAAAAGTTTTCTATCACTCGGTTGATCATTGGTTTGCCACATATAGAAATTAAAGGTTTAGGAATTAAATATCCGGCATCAATAAATCTTTGGCCTTTTCCGGCCATTGGAATAACTAAGTTGATAGGAAAACCTAAATATTTGTCTTTATGCGATTTATCTTTGATGGTTAAACAATATCCTTTTTCTAAACACTCATAATCAGTTGACATATATGGATAAATAATAGTAATATCACCGTCTTGGTATACTCTATCTCCTAAACGATGTTTTCCACCAGCAAATACTACATATTCAGTAGTATTTCTATGATAGTGTCTATCTTCCTTATCGCCCTTATTATTCCACCTTAAACCCACCTCGTAATCTGTATGTTTAAGTGATGGTTCAAAATTTCCCAAGAACCAACCTTTTTTAAATTGTGATATATTTTTTATTGACATAGACAATATCTGCCTCCAATGGCCAAGGTTGATCGTAGTGAACTTCTTGAAAATTATTCTTTTTCATAAATTCTTTTAATTGTCTATAATTAGTTGGTGTATATTTTTTATTAGGATAGTATAACGAACCAGTGGCTACTTCTGTCGCAACTATCTTAATATCTTTTAATAATTCACCGAATCCTTTAAATGTTTGAAGTTCTGACCCCTGAACATCTACCCAAGCTAAATCAATCGTTTTTATATTATTTTCTTTTGCCCAAGTATCTATTCTTTTAGCCGGCGCTACTGTCTTTTCCAAGCCATTAAATAAATCAACACCAACTACTCTTTCTGTTGGCTCAAATATTGACGATGCACCTTTATTATCGGTTTGTTTAACATTATAAAATGAAGTTTCGCCATTATAATCTAAAGCAGCAAAATTAAATAGTTTAACATATTTAGGTTTAATTTTTACGCACTCTTTGTATGACTCATTGTTAGCTTCAATCGCATATATTTGAGCTTTAGGATAAACGGAATGGAATTCAATAGATTGTTCTAAATCTCGCGTGCCGATATCCACGATTGTTTTAATATCCAATTTATATGGTTTAATCGAGTGGATACAAGATTCGATGAGCATATTTCCTCTTTATGTATTCTTTATTTTTCTCTGATAATTGTTTTGGTTTTGACCAATGTATTATCTTTCCGGGAAGACATTCAATTTTATATCCTGCGTCTTCTATCTGAAATCCTAAATCTATGTCTTGATAACCTGGATCTTCATAAAATTCATCCATAAATCCTATCTTTTTAATCGCTTCTTTTGAAACACATAATGCTGAAGGATAATCTGGGTTCTTTGTAGAGTCAGTCAGGTATTGTCCATTTTTAGCTCCCCAGTGTTCAAACTTATCGCTAAATTCCCCATATTTGAAACTACCTACTTCTGCCAACTTATCTGCCCAACCTTTTGTCACTTGGTGATCGTCGTGTAACAAAATTAAATAATCGCCTTTGGCTTTTCTAATACCCTTGTTTATCTTTGTGTTGTATCCCTTATCGCCTTCTATAATTATCAGTTCATAATCTTTAGTATGTTTTTTGATTGAATAGATTAAGCCATCTAAATTCTTATTTCTATTACGGATTGGAATAATTATTGATATTCTCATATTTTTACAACTGCGATAGTATCAACTGTTTTATAAATTTTAAGATTTTGGTCTTTAATGGCATTGGCAACTCCTAAAAAATTAGAATCGTGAAATAAACAATATTCTTTGACTTTAGGCAACCAGTTCAAAATATCTAATTTAACAGCATCATAGTGATGGTTAGCATCAATAAATAATAAGGATATTTTGTCTATTTGCTTTATTATATTTTCATCATCACTCGAACACATAATTAAACTAATATTAGGAAATGGTAATATATTTGCCTCAGTGATTGTTTTATCTGGAGCAAGTTTTTCTTCTCCTTGATATTTAAAAGATTCAAATTTATCTATCCCAATGATTTTATTTTTAAGACCCTTGAATTGACAAAATTCTGCCATCATTGATGTTGTCCTACCTTCCCAAATACCTATCTCAACTATTGGATATGAAGTTTTCAACTGATCAATTAATTCTAAAATAATCCGGTGTTCATTCGGAGTCGTATATCCAGGATTTATCCATTTTTGGATTAATTTTTCAATCATTTTTCCTCCCTACGATATAATGACTATAATTTCCTATATTCCCTAAATCTTCAATCTCAAATCCGGCATCAGATAATAATGTTACCAAGTCGAATTGTGTATAATGATAAGTATGTTCATCTTTCCATTTGCCCTTATAATCCGGTATGTCTTTCCAACTCTTCAAATCGTTCCACAACCCCTTTTTACCAACGTTCATTGATGTTGTTTCACCGTGTCTTTCTTTCATTACAGTTGAGCAAAAGAAGTGTCCACCATCGTTTAACATTTCATAAACTCTCTTAATGGCCGGTAGGGGATTGGAGTTAAGGTGTTCGATTGTTTCAGTCATTATTATCAAATCAAATTTATCTTGTAGCTTTTCTCCTTCAATATTTAATAAAATAAATTTAATATCATTATCTTTTAGCATTTTAATAGAAGTATATTTATCAGTCATATCAGATGCTGTAATATTATCGCCTCGCTTTTTAAGCATTAAAGCCAATATTCCATAAGCGCAACCAATATCTAAACTCTTTTTGCTTTTAGGAAGTAAATTAAAGACATCCTCATAATATTGTTTAAATCCGCTAACATAGTGTTCAAATTGAGGATTCTGTTTGTACTTTGAATTTTCTATCAATACACGTTCAATCATCATTCTTTCCATTGAATACTCCTATCCATTGTTTAGCCAATTTTTGGTAGTTAAATATGTCTTTTACACCTTTTTGCATTACTTTTCTAAATTGTTCTTGTCCTTTCGTGTCTTTTAGAATTTGTATTAGGGCGTCTGCCCAATTATTTAATATTTCCTCACTATTCTGACCATTAGAAATCTTTATTCCATATTTGACCGTCTCATTTAGCGCCGCTTTTGGTATAACTACTGGTATAGCTCCGCCTATTTGTGCTTTCATGGCTGTAATACAACTAATTTCATTAAATCCAATACAGGGATATGCCCATATACCAGCGCCCAGCATTTCTTTGGCCACTTCTTTGTGAGATATACGACCTAAGTGAGTAATACTTTCCTGATCCATCAAGTGTTCTATTTGTTTTTTGAATTCCTGAAAATCTTTTAGGGGAAGCAACTTTTCAATTGTTTGCCAACCATAGAAAATACGAAGTTTTGCTTGAGGAACTGCAAGTTTTATCTTTGGCCATAGTGTAAGTAATTGTACTAATCCTCTATTGTAGAGTGAGCCATAAACCATTGTGTAAGGATCGCGGATTACTTTCTGATTAAAAAGTGAATAGTCAACCGCATTTCTTGTTTCAATAATTTTATCTCTAAATTCCGGCGCACAACATTGGAGATAATAATCTTGATGCCATTTAGAAAGTGCGAATATTCCATCAAAAGCCACCAAGTAAGGTATTACTTCCAATGGATTGATGGTGTCGTGTAGCCATAGGTATTTTCTGGCTTTTACTTTATCTAAATGGTGTTTTAGAAGTAATTGGGGGCTACGACAGATAATTAGGATATCTGTCTCTTTAACATCAAAATCATCATAGTTTTTGTAAGTCACATTATTATAAGTTCCTTCATCTTCTAAACAACGACTCCAAACCGTAACTTTATAAGTTTTAGCGAGTTCTTTGGCCATCCCGATAAACATTTCTTCCGATCCACCAATACCAGACTCTATTGACTTAGGTGACCATTGTTCGTGACTTGGACCGACATAAATATCGCAGCTTTTCATATAAATTCTCCGTCTATCTTATCTCTTTTAACTATCTTATGAGTCATCTGATACCGACTATTTGCCACCGGACTAACTAACTGTTCAATATAGCAATGCTTAGCTATCTTTTTACTTACTTTTATTTCAAATCCTGCTTTGCGGACTTGTAAATAGAAGTAAGTATCTTCACCGGCTGAAAGTTTATCTCCGCCTACTTGTTCTTGTGAGGCGAAAAGACCAATTCTGCCCTGATTATCTCGTCTGATTCTATGTTGTGTACAAATAAACCAAGGTTGACTAATCTTTTCAAATACCTCTCGTTTGACTAAAACCGCTCCAATTCCTGCCCAAGCAACACTTTTATCTTTGTCGGTAACTACCGTTCCATAAGATTTGTTAATTCCTAACGATTTCATCGGATAGTCCATCACCGCAACATCGGTTTTCAGCTTTATCAGTTCTTTTAATCCACCTTTAGGCAAAATTATATCCTCATCCAATAAAAGAATATGCGTCCAATCTTTTAATTTAAGAGCTGTTTCAATTAAGAAGTTTCTACATAAAGGAAGCGCCATATCGTGGGTTCTGATAATGATAGGGATTTGATTGTTATTACTAAGTTCCTTATCTAAAGCATCTTGAACTTCAGTTAGTATAATTCCTCTGGTTGGCATTACTGTGCAGATCTTTACATTACTTGACATAATTTTATCCCTTCTATATTGTTACCATATTTACAATTCTTACAACTTATTTTCATATAACTCCTACAATTAAAGCCCGTGGAGTCCGGATAGGAACCACGAGCTTGAATTATTCCGGACTTTTTGTGTAATCGCTCCAGCCCCCCAAGAAGAGGAGCTGTTTGCCATTACACATTATGCTGTGGTGTATTTCATCAAAACATAGTGATCGGAGCGAGCAATGGTTAAACCATAAATCTCATAACCAACCAGTTTTGTTCCAATATAATCAACCGAGTATTCTGTCTTTGTCGTAACGTCTTTCTGAAGTGCGATAGCGAAAGCGTCTTTGTGAAACAACATTCCATACGCCGACAATGCGGTCGGAGTAGCCACATTGTTACTCATCAACACCTTAGCGCCGAATAGTTGTCCAACCTCACCCGTTGCAATAGCAGTTGGGGTTTTCCCACCCGCGTCATAACGAATAAAATCGGTAATATTAAGCAAGTCCTCGTAACCATACGGGTCAACAACCAAATAACGATCTTCTCTTGGAACATTCTTCTGATTCAATATACGACTGGCAGTTATAATATCAGCTTCCATAACACTGCCTGCTGTATGTGTTCCAACTGAGAACGCATTAGTTGCACCAGTAAGAGCAAGTATATCTGTATCTACTGCATCAGCCAAAGCATAACCGATTTTTCCAGTAAAGTTGGCGAATAAATCGTATTTACTTTGAACCGAAACAATATCTTCAATTAACTTAGCAACATACTTATATTTTGTGATGTTGATAGTAACCTGAGTATCGGTTGCTGAATCATATGAAATTGCCGAACCGGCTGTTTTATCTCTGGCTGATTCATTGCCAAGTTTAGGCATATTGACAGTATCGCCATAAGCCAAACCTTCTGGGCTAACGTGCATAATTTTATCAACCATAACAAGTGCTTTTTGACGAGCTTTGAGTATTTCCTTACTCCACAGTTCCGGAATAAATACTGCGGCAGTAGTTACATCAACCGAATTACCAGTAGATGTCTTCTGGTCTAAAAGAGCCATTTTAACCTCTTATTTTGAATAACTATCTAATATTTTGTTCCAATTAGCAGCTTTTTCTTCATCTGATAAAGAACTGATATCAATCTTTTCTTCACCAGTGGAGACCTTGCCACCAGATGGAGTTGTAACACCTAACCGACCGGACCGAGAAGCAAGTAATTCTTTTTTTACTTTATTTTCATTAACCTCAATTTGAGCTTTAATCTCGTCAGCCGCATCACTAATCCTCATATTGTTAGCTTGGGCGTAAGAAAACACCGTTCTGGAAAGTTTGTCATTACCTTCAAGGTCAGGATGCTTTTCAAGAGTTACTAAAATATCTTTTTGCATCTCCTTGTTGGCTTCCGACTTATCTTTCTCATATTGTTGAATTTGTTGTTTTCTAAGTACGCTGTCTGCGATCTGATCTGCGGTTAAATACTCACCTTGAGGTTCGTCCATAGGGGTTACAGGTTCGGGAGCATTAAATTTCTCCCAATAGTCCGCTTTCTGTTCAGCATCCTTGAGCCGTTTTGACAACTCGTGAATACGCTGTTCAGCGCGGGGTTTCTTCACTTCTTCCACTGGCTGATCTGACACGTCAGCGGGCGCTGTTTCAGTTTCCGAAGGTGTTTCCGTTTCGGGTGCCGATTCCGGGGTAGTTTCTTCTACCGGTGTCTCCTCAGAGACGGTGGCTTCTTCTTTTTCCATTTATACCTTTCTTCGAGTTTATACTCTTCGACGAGTTTGAGAGAGGGTAATTATTCCTACTCTCACTTATAAAAGACGATATTTATTCTTGTGGGCCGAATTTACCTTTAATTTTGCTATTTATATTATATGAACCAAAAGGTCTTTTGGTTCTACGGTCAATGCCAATAGTTCCACCTATTTGGCGTGGTCTTTTCCCAATACTTCCACCAATAGAAGCTGATACATTCTGGTCTTTATAAGTACCAATTCTTACTGGGGTACTCAAAGCCGCTTTTTTAATTCTCTGTGCCTGTTGTAATGTCATTTTAGGCATTGCTTTTACTTTGTTGTAAATGTCTCTAAATCCCATTTCGTCTCCTTTACTTTATATTTTTAATTTGTCGCCACTTTTCTTCTAACTCTTCTAACCTACCAGCTAATAATTCTACTTCCCAGACAAACTTCATTCGTTCGTTGGCTCTTGTTAGACGGTCGTCTCGTATTTCTTTTTTAAGTCCCGGCCATACCGCCAACATACCCGTCTCTTCAACAGCTTTCTTTGTTTGTTCTGATAGATGTTTCCAACCTTTAGTGCTTATAAGTTCATTGTATTGGCGGCATTCCTTGAGTTTGGTCGCCAGCACCTTGCGGGATAGGGCCTGCTGGTCCGGTTGGTTGTCCTGATACGTTTCCAGATATCTGGTTATTTTGTCCGGCATTTTGTTGTCCTTGTTGGTTATTATTTACAAAAAACTTTTCTGTGTCTTTTTCGCCCGATCTATTTATTAACTCTTTGACAAATTCTTCTTCATTTAAAAATCCAACTCGGGCTGTTCCGGTAGCCGTCGGTATGGTGTGTTGAAAATATGGCTGAACGATTTGAAATAAGTTAAGAAACTTTGTGAATTCTGCTTGTTGGTCGGTTTGTAGTGTTGAATCGGATTCTGGTATGACATCATATTCTCCAGCAATATCTGATGCTCCCACTTTAGCGAATTGCTCTCCTTGTGGCCCAACAATTCTAATAACCTTCTCTTTAGTAATAAATTGCTGATATAATTGATAAACTAATTCCCCAAGTCGCTTAAGTCCTGTTTCTTCCAATATCTTAACTTTGTGAGCAAATCTGGCGTTAGCTTGAGCGGTCTTGATTTCCACTTCGGCTGCTGTTTGGCCGGGAGTTTGGAGTCCTTGAACATAATCAGTAACACCTAAAGCTCTTTGGATGGTCTCAGTCGCCAATGTTTGTTCTTGAACTGCCGTACCGGTAACATTTGGCATATTCATAATATTAGCGTCATCTATATCGGTAATATGAATAATTCCATTATCTATAAATTGGAGTTCGTCATCATCAACAGCATTCTTGGCTTTCCACATCGGAAAGAGAATACGACTAACATTAGTAATTCTTTGGTTTTGAATTGTATTTAAAGCGTGGAGTTGTTTCTCTACCGGTTCTATCTCGCCTTTGCCATAAAACTCTTGTGAAACAATACTATCAACTAATTTAATAAAAGGTTTCTTTCCGTGCCAGTAGGGATTATCACCATTATAAAGTACCTCCGACTCATCACCAACAATGGTAAGGTGGTCATCTTCCCACATTTCCCATATTTTACATTTATCTATCGTTTTATCGTCTTCGGTTTGAATAGACATACCAGTAGCCGAGCGCCGTTGATCGTTGTATTGGTCTTCGGAATTTGTTTTATTACTTCTTAATCTTTTAAGAGCTGAAACATTATAAAGAGCTTTACCTAATTCTTTAGCGGAAGCGTTTTCTGCTTCAAGCTCATCTATGTTGGCAATATATTGATAACCAACCCAAGAACAAGAATCAATATCATCACCGGCCGGGTCAAAAAAGAAATCATAGATATTAACATTCTTAGTTCTCGGATCGTCATAGTCAATTACTGGTATCTCTTGAGTCATATAAGTACTGTCTTCGTCTACCATTGGTTCACCATTCTCGTCTAAAACATAGGATTTGACCATTCTTGGCGGTTTGGTAAGCCAATCCATCTTGATAATTCCCGTACCATAGACGAGTGCATCTTTAATCCAAGCTATTACTTTAGAATAAGCACCACTCTTATCAAACCAATATCTGAAAAGGTCAGACATTATCTTGGCCTGAATGTCATCGGAGTTTTCCCTTGGTTTATATGAGATAACTGGTGTTTTGGCCATTAAACGAGTAACAATTGTTTCAATAAAAGACCAAAGAATTGGATTAAATACTTTTGATTGAACATTAGGATCAAACTTCTTTAATTTAGAATGATAAATAAAATCAAAGTCATTAAACTTATCAAACTTCGTTCGTTGATTTTCTAATGCTGTTTTAAAACGAGATTGTACTGTTGCTAATTTATCCATCATCTATAAAAGACGATATTTTATTTAGAGTTTATCCATTTCAGCAAAAAAAACGCATTCGTTTAATAAATCACGAGGAATTTCAGACCAAATGCTTGGTTTTATCTGTATTTTTTGCTTTCTTTGTAAATCATAGAGACAATTTATAAACATTTTGTTGATATATTTCATAAATCGGTAATCAAAATAGATAATATCGTCTGGTATGCGTGCTTTCCATAACTTATAAGATAGTTCTTGGAACAAATCGTCATAATCATAACCTTTTATCAAATTTAAGTTGTTTTTACAGTGGAATTCTATCTGACGTCTCATTAAATAGAACAAATCATCAAATGTCAGCTCAGATATTTTGATGTTTGGTTTGTAAAGCATTGCCTTTCCTATTCAAGCATATCTATATCAAACTTCTTCCTTATTGGTCTTCTACCAAATCCAGTTACCGGATCGCCTCCTGTATAACCTATAATTTTTTGATGTTTAATTATTGTCGGTACACATATTTGCTGTAATTGCCAAGCGATGGCAGCACTAAATATAAGATCATCGTGCGCTCCTACTTCCGCCTGCGCTTTCCAACTTGATGAGGTCTGAACTACTATAAAAGAAAACAACTCGTTAATTGTTTCCTCGTCATAAATCTTGATAAGTTGTTTATCTATCGCTTCTTTAAGGTCTGATAGCATCTTTGGTCTGGTTGATGTATTCGTGTCCCAGCCATATCTTACTGCTTCAGGCGCATCCACTCGTCCCGATACCGGCATCTTAAATAGCTCAAACTTATTAAGCCGGTTAAGTGTCGCAAGTCGTTCCATCTCAAAAAGCCCTCCGTTTTGCCTTTCCATTGCTACAACCGGTTTGATGTGAGTAGTGTCATATATCTTTTCTAATACCGGTAAGAGTTGGTTAGTCATCTCAGTAGCAAGGACTTTAGAATGATAGGCAAGCGGAATGTCTAATTTTGTTTTAGATAGAAATTGAGCGGCGCAATAGTCAATACCGCCAGCCGCAGGATCAACGCCTACTACAATAAACTCGTCAGGTTCTATTTTGCGAAATTGACGAAAGCTCATAATGGTAACCTCTCTTTTGGTTCAAGTTCTACAAAAGTTAATTGTTTCCCAATATTAAATCCCCAAGTGAACCAAGCTGTCGCAAACCAACTACCGCTACCTTTACCACTCGGCGTTTCAAAGTTAATTCTTTTATCAAATAAAATTACTTCTAAACCATATTCTCTAAATAGTTTTTGTCTTTTCTTCCCTTCAAATGTTGTGAGTGGTAATAAGAAAGCAAAAGGAACATTAAACGAATATGCTCTCTCTAAAAATTCTTGTTTGAGAGAAAATGGTGGATTGGTAATTATACAATCAAATTCTGGCAACTTATCAAATAAAAAATTGTATCCAAACAAAATATCTGTTGGATATACATCAAATCCCAATCTTTTTAATCCGTTAGATAGATTTCCTTTACCAGCAGCGCATTCCCATATTTTCCAATTTTTGTTAAGATATGGAATCAATGGTTTTAGTGCTATTGGCGGAGTTTGAAAATCATCAACACTTCCTTGTCTTAATGGTGGTTTGTTATATTCCATAGGTGGAGGCAATATTGCTGTGCACTCCACCACCTATAAATTACTTTTTAATTACATATTCTGGATAATTTTCTTTTAATTTTTCTATCATTTTACTTATATTATGTGTCTTTTTTATAGGTAAATTAAACCCTCTTTTCCGTAATTGGCAAACCTTACTTGATATTGATTTTTCTGGTCTATTAAGACATTTTGCTATTTCGTGTGTACTCATCTTAGTCCAATTTTCTATAATTGTTCCATATTCTTCAAATGTATATGGATCATATCTGCCTTTCATTCTTCCTCCTTAATAAATTAAATCTTATCCAAAAATTTGACTATGTCCTTTGCCATATTTCCTTCTACATCTCTATCAATTATCCTTTTTGAAAAGCAATCTTTTCCCTTCCACTCAATAACATCATACCAACTGACTTTAAGATTTTCCTTTAGATATGATTTAAGCCTTTCTATTTTATCCATATATCACCCCTTCTTTTATTGGTTTTTGTATGCCCTTTAAGAATACTTGAAGTGCAAGACCCGAGAAGAACATATCACCAGAGGTCAAAAATGCCGTCTCTGGCGTGTCGCAATACTCTTGTTGATATAATCTGCCTAATTCTTTCTTTTTAGTATCTAAAAACTCTTCTGTATAACCCCAAGATGGATTATAAAAATGCGTCTTAAATGGTCGCTCACCTCTTACTGCTTCGTCCCAAAAGCTCTTAAAAAAGTTAAAGCCGTTAGCCGTTGTTTCAATAAATATCTTGCCATTAGGAATAACGGCTTGCATCACACCCGACAACATCTTCTCTGGGTCAGGATAGAAAGAAAATTCGCTTAAATGAAGTCCGGATATAGTATCACCTCTCCCGAAACTCCTGCTCTCTGCCGTTCCAATGTAAAAGGTGGAATTGTTACTCTCATTAGCCAGTTCATTCTTTGAGTTATACTTTAGCGGTATTTTAATCTTATTAGTCGCTTCAAAAGATGAGATGTAAAACTTTACTCTATCAAGTAACCGTTGTGTAGCTTCGGTTTCGTGCGATACCACAACGCATCTCTGGTTGTCTTTGAAGATAAAGTCGCAAGTTAGAACGGCGAGGATAAGAGAAGAAAATCCCAACTGGCGCGCTTTTAAGATAATGTCCCGTCCGGTTGAAGTTTCTAATAAGTCAATTTGCGCTTTATTTAAAACAAAAGGAACTATCTCGCCTTTCTTATTGGAAATCATAAACTCTTTTTCAATAGGTTTTTGGTATTTAATCAACGAGTTCATATTCTTTTCTCTTTTCTAATATAAGTTGGTTAATTTGAACGGCTATATTATTCTCTTTTGGAAATCTATTTTTAATCTTTAATAGTATCTCGTTGGCTTTTAATCTATTAGTCCAGTCCGGCACATCAATAAAGTCATCAGTATCAACTCCGGCGTCTTTATCTGTCACTCTGGCTGATACTACTTTATTTGCTTTAGTGCCGTCTATTAAGTTAGACACAAGTTGACGATCGGTAGCGCCAAGTCGTTCGCACCAAGCTTGAATTGAGGCGTCTATCGCAAGTTTTCGCAGGTTTTCACTACCAACAGAATGAGCCGAATTTTCGTCTTTACAATCATAAACCGCCATTGCCGCTTGTGTAGCATTTCCTAACTTAATATATAATTTAAAGAATTTTGCCTGTTTGATCGTCATTTCTTAAAATCCAAATTATGTTTAATTTCTTTTGCTATTTCTAATATCTCTTTTTCGGTTAAGAAATAATCTTCTTTTTTAGCAGGGCAACCTTTTTCTTTAAATTCACACCAAGATAATCCAGCACCACAATAAGGACATTCATATAATTTATCTTTCATAATACTCTTTCTTTAATCCTTTCTCCTTTATTGTATTATTTTTATTCTCATTATCCTTAAAGAAACAATCAAAGTGGTAAAACTTATTCTCAACAGCACTATAATTAAAACTGCCAATTCCCTTACTTGTTTTGACAATATTACCGCACACGGGACAAATCTTGTTCTCTTTTGCTTCGTGTTTCATTTATTAATTCCTTACTAACCAAACATCTTGGACAAAATTTGAATAGTTTATTATTTTCTTTACCAATATGTAAATTTGTATGGCAGAAAAGATGTGTTTCGTATTTATAAACTTCACCATTATGAGCACTACGATCCCATACTTTTTCAACTTGTCCTAAATCCTCCCAACCTTTTGGACACCCTAACCAAGTTTTATCTGGGAAACTCATTTTTGACTTCCTCTCCCTCATTTATTATCTCGCAATTATCTGTCTTAGTTTGTAATATCGCCCTGCTACAATCAAGACAAGGTGGTCTCTGTCCCGAATAAGTCAATCCACCCTCTCTTATTAACCACAAATAATCACTATGGTGTATACAATTATCGCAAGTTTTCTCTTTTTCGCTTTTCTTCATTTAAATAATCTTTCTTTAATCTCTGATACTCTTTTCTATCCTTGCTCTGTTTTCTTAAACGTTTGGCTACTTTAGCTCGCATTATTTACTCCACAAACTTTTTATCCACGCCACAATTTTTTCAATTCTTTCTTCATTTAAAATCTCTGTATTTAATTTTTGTTATTATTCTTTCGCCTTTTCTTGTGAATAATTCTGTTTTTGGTTTTAGTACAATACCTTCAGCATTAAATTCGCCCCAAACTGATTTGAAACCATTTTTTGTCATTTCAACAGCTTCGGTTAAAGTTCCTTCACCAATAATAGGTACAATTTCTATATTGAAAAATTTTGCAATATCTTCTAAATTTTCTCTTTCCAACCAATAATTAGTTATCAACACATCAAATAAAACAAAACTAACCCCGTCTTTAATATAATCATTCCCCGCTTTTTGAATTTTATTTCCATATCCTTCGCCATAAAGACAGACACTACCTTCAGTTCCAAACATTTTTAATAATTTCTGTCTATTTTGAGTGCCTTCAAATAATTCTTGAAGTTTGTATAAGAGAAATACTGGAATTTGAGCATTATCAGTTTTTCCACCAAAAATAACTTTATCTCCGTTCCACACTACTCTAATATTTGTTCCGTCTACCTTTTCAGTAAATACCCATTGGTTATTTTTGAGATAATCAAATTCAGGCATAGAATATTCTGTTTCAATAATTTTTCCTCTATTAGTCATATCTCTTTTAAAGATGGTTTGAATTTTATGATATTTTTTCATTTCCAAACTCCTTTTATTTTAATTTACCTATTATTCCAAAAGCCGCCTTGATATGTCCCCAAAAATTAAGCTCATTAGCACTTTCACATTTTTTGTCGCACTCTTCCTTCGTCAATAATCCTTGCGTCGCACTTGAAACAGCATCCAAAACCGCTTTCTTTACTATCGCTTCGTGAGATACCTTTGAGATATACTGGCTCATATTAGGTAGCGGGTCTTTAATATTATTCCAGTCGCCGTGTAGGAACTCAAACATCTTTTCGTTCTGGTCTGGTATTGCCGTAATAACACATTTTCTTTCTGGACCCGCAAAGTATGATGTTGGCTTATAAACAAGGACATCTTTGTCGCCTTTCTTGTAGTCCTTTTCCAACGCTTCGGGACTTGGGATTGGCGTGATGGCATAAACACCTGCCTTACCGTCCTGTCTAATTAAAATTGACTTTGTTAAATCGGTAATCACTTTAACCTCACTTTCTTTGGCTTTAAATAGCCGATAACTTTCTATTGGATATTTAATATTCTTGCCCAACGGGTCATATTGAGAGCCGTCAGGAAAGATAACAAAAAAGTGTTGTTCTGGTGGCGGAGTTGATGCCTTATCGTAATATAATGTTTCTGCGATTGTTGGGTAGTCTGGCTGGGTTGTTGAAATACCATTATATTCAAGACCTAAAAGTTCTGCTATTTTAAATGGATTTTGAAGATAACCTGCTGCGTTAATACGACCA